CCATATGTGTGAGTGCAGCAATATCCATTTCGGGATGGAATGGCTACACTTCGAAACCTTCCGCGTCTGGGCGATGGAGAATGGCTACAAGGTCGGACTGCGCTTGGAACGCAAGATCCTTAGTCTCGGCTATGTACCCGGTAACGTTAGCTGGCAAGAACGTCGTTTACGTCAGTCTTCCACTGTGGCGGCATCCAGCCAATCCACCGACATCAACGTTGCTACAACCTGCGACTACCTGAGTACACCGAAGAAGTAACAGCATAGAGACAGGAGCGCAAGCTCCTGTCTCTAGCTTTCTTTTTTTTGTTTACGCAGCCTTGCGGACGTTGCCAGGCAGGAAACCTTTCACCAGCTTGTTGCGCACTTTGTGCACGGCTTCCAGACGAGTGATGACGCCGTCGTCATTGAAGTCGATACCTTTGTTCGGAACGAACTGGCTGTCAGCCTTGGACCACATGACGTAGCTGTCCGGCTGGCCAACGGCTACCGGTTTCAGGATGGTCATGTAAACGTCGCCGAGGTTCTGGATCTTCTTGCGGTAAGGCAGGAAGTGTTTCTCGACGTAGCCCAGTTGCTCGACCACAGTCATCTTGGCCATGTCGGCAGTCGTGGTGCCCATCGACTTCGCGGTGGCCTCCATGAACTGGATCAGGCCAGTAGCGCTGGAACCAGGGTTCTTGGTCGACGGGCTGAACTTCTCGCCAGTCTCCCATGCCATGCAGCCCATGAAGTCCTGGACCATATGCAGTGGTAAACCGAGGTTGCGGACAACCTGACGCAGTTTGGCCATTTCCTGTTCGGTGAATTTCACACCCCACGGGATCATGACCACATCGCCATTGACGATGTTGTTCGCAATGAGAGCTTGGTAAGCCTTCTCAGAGTCTTTACCCCAGATACCGTCAACGATACCTGGATTGTAACCCAGCTGCTTGAGCCAGGTTTGAGTTTCACTCAGGGTCTTACTCGGCGTGGTAGCCATAGATCAAGTCCTCAGGGATTTCAGGTGAGCCAATGCGTATTGCACTGGATCGAAGAACTGCTGATTGAAATCAGTCAGCGTGATCTCTTGCTTGTTGGTGGTAGGACCGTAACCAATCGTCAGAGCCGCTGAGCTGCGTGTCAGAGGCATTCCAGCGGTTTGGTTATACGTCACAATGAATTCGATGCTATCGAGCTCCAGAGGACGTCCCATGGTCACTGTGAGTGCCTGGGCTTGTTCGATGTTGGTGTTCTTCTCCAGATCGGACAAGAGACCCGCATCGGTGACCTCGTGGTTGGTGTAATAGCCCTGGTAGCTGTGACGAGCCCAGTACTCCACCATGATCGGAGGAAGCAAGCTGCCGCGTGTCAGACAGTCGAACCACTCACTGCCATCCGGAGCTTTAGCCAAAACGCCACCCATGTACTGGGCGTTGGTGGTTGGCATGGCATTGAACACCATGATCTGGTATTCCAGACGACCAATACCGGCGTTCGGACCGTGTGTCACCCAACGCGCTGAGTGGACACGGGCGAATTTGGGAACCGGTCCCTGAATCATGAACAAGCCGCGGTCGATACCTTCGTACGGATTAGAGGCCTGAACGTTGGTTGGGTATTCCGGTACTGGTTGAGTCATGCTGCTCTCCGATTAGGCTGGGTTCCAGGTAGTTGGGAACGCAACCGCTGCGTCGTACGTGCCACCTTGTACCGGGATCGCAGAGCCAATAGGCGTCGACGACAGACGGAAGGTGTCAATCCGCACAACAGATTTGAATGTCTTCGACACGATACCGACGGTGCCGGTAGTCACGGTGCCGATGTACATGATCGAGTTGCCTTCAGGAGGCGACTCAGATGAGACTCGATACGACACCACACCGAACTTCAGGTAGACGAAGACGTGAAAGGTTTTGTTACCTGGGGCCGCATCGATGGTACGTAAGTCGATGCGCGTGCTGGGAATCAAGAACGGAGTACCGGAGATGATGACGTTCATCGGCCGAGTGCATGTCAAGATCCAGTTAGCAACATCCCACGCAGCCAAGACCTCGGCATCGCCAAGCTCATCCCCGACACCATAGGTGGAGATGGGAAGAATACCACTCGGGATCTTCTTCACCGCCTCACCACGGACGTAGGACTCTTCAAACGAACCGATGGTCCGAATGGTTTCTTGGTGTGGGTTGTTTTGCAACGCTGCGTGGGCAGCAAGGTCAGCCCTTGCCCCCGCAAGCAGTTGTGCCACCGTCTGGTTATTGAGAGTGTCTGTATTGCCTGCGATGATGCGTGCACGCTTAGGACGTTTCAACAACCGGACGATGTTGGCCTGATACTGAGAGAAGTAATAATTCAGCAGCAGGATTTCATCAGTTGGTTCTGCCATGATGACCTCTGTTTACGAGAACCAGCTCGGACTGAGGGTCTGCGGCTGAGTCGGTGTGCCGAACGTTGCAGGAATTGCATACCCGCGCCGCAGTTGACTGATGGCCGCATGACCAATACGAACCACATCAGTGAAGACAGGTTGGGCGATGCCACCCACCAACTGAACGTGTCCCACGATGATGGTGTTGATATCCTCAGAGGCATTGGGCGACATCAGCACTGTTACCTGCTTATAACCACCAGCCGCCGTGGAGACCACGAACTTGATGTACTGCCGGGCTGCTGTAGCCGTGAACGTACCGCCAGAGGCAGTCAATGCACGACCCATCCACATGAACTGGATGTCAGCCACCTTCAGCACAGCACCTGCCACCGTGTACGAAACACCCTTCACGGTAGTGAATGGCATCCCTGCCTTGGGGTAGTACGACTTCATCAGCGTGTCGAACGCCGTGGCCGACATCCCACCCAAACCGGCTAACGTCAGACCATGTGCGTTGCGATTGTTGATGTGCGCAAGCAATTCCTGGTCGATGATCGCAGCGATTTCATTGAAGGACAGCCCACCCACTTTACTGGTGGTCACTTCTGGGTTGGAGTTACTCGCACGGAGGAGACGAAGGATCTCGTCTTTCCATTTGGTAAACTCGACCGTCAGCTCCTCAGTGATTTCTGTTGTAGTTGACATTACTATCTCCAGTTGAGGCGACCTGGGGTGTTTGGAACGCCCGACGTTACCGGTATGGAATTACCACGAGAGGTAGTCGAGATCAACACACCACCGACAGCAACACGTTTCTCAACCGCTACGATCGCAAGACCTGCCGAGTTGGTAGTGAAGAAGCCGAGATACAGCTGACCCAGGAATCCGGTTGGGATCGCAGGGTTAGTGGTGATGTGGTACCGGACAGTATCACCTGCCTCACGTACCGCCCAGCAGTAGAACGTTTTGTTCGCATCCGTCCCCGCGTTGAGGTAATGGGCGTAAACACCCAACTCGTAGTAGAGTCCCTCAATCATCACAGGTGTCGGGTCAGCGAAGTAGACAGTCCACGCCGTAACGGTTTGTTGAGACAAGAAGATCCGCGCGTAGTTTCGATCAAGGAACCGAGCACGGTACTCTTCGAGGTTGTTCAGGTTTGGCGCAGCACCATTACTGACCAACACGCCCAGCAGCTTTGTACCACAGTCGACGTTACCCCGGTGGTTCTCAGTCGTGAACGTCAGATACAGACCGTGCGACATGTTGACCCAGTTACTGTTCGAGATCTGTTGTTGGTCATAGTCGATAGGCATCGCCATCGCCCAGCCGACACCAGGCTTCCACGACAGCAGTGCGCAGGTGGCCACACTGTTACCGATGAATGAATAACGTCCAGTGGTGACCAACCCTACCAGGAAACCAGAGTCGACACGACGGATTGCCACCTGACCCGCAGTGAATACTGAAAAGCTACATCCGACAGCGGTACCACGCCCATGTTGCGCCTGGACGATCATTCGAGTGGCAGTGGCCAATGACGCAGCAGTAACGGTTTGACGGTTGTTGACGTTAAGCGAATACACGAAGAAGTACGTGACTCGGTCAGCGCCCACGTAATGTCCGTAAACGAATGCAGGTAAGTCACTGTAGCGCTGAGGTAAGATTACCTCGTACCACAATTGAGTTACTGTGGCTGGTGTGCCATAGGGCGGCCCCACCTGTGCTGCAAGGTCTGCCATCAACGGTGCTGCAAGGCTATCGAAAGCCGCTGGGGTGATACTGAGAGTTCCGGTACCTACCATTGCCGCTGTGATGTTCGCAGCCCCACTACGTCGGCCTGCCATGACGTAGTTATCAAAACGTCCCTTATGGACACGCCAACCACTGGCATCCGTTTCGTTGACAGTGCTGTACATATCCGGTTCGGTGTTACCCGGATAGTCAAGCAGCCACGCCCGCTCTGGAGTTGGTGGGTTTCCGAGGTAGTTGTAGGTCTGCAATGAACCATACTGGTACGTGAACGTACTGTCAGTACCAGCACGCCAGAACATACGCGCTACTTTGTTGTTCTTGTTCCAACCGGTGTTTTGACCAGTCAGGACCAGATCGCCAAAGTTTGTAATCGAGTCCATCAGGAACGACACAGGGCTGGCATACCGACCTTCGAAAGCGTCTGCCACGTAGGCTTGATATTTAGACGTTCCCAGCAGGATGTCATCGATCGTCGCATCGGCGGCGTACGTGAAGCGGTGGAGCGAGCGACTGGTGTACAACACACTGGTCAGGTACACAAACGCCACGTTGTTTTCAGTAACGAATAGACGTGATGTCGCTTGGCCGTTCATGTGGTTGATGTGGCTTTGGGTATTTCGGATGTAGCGGTTACCCTTACCGTTGCCCCAATCCATCACCGTGCCATCACCGTTGAACGTCATCGTCGGCTTGTCGTTAAAGTACGGCGACATGTCAACGACCTTACTCACCGGGTCGAAGTTGAATACAGTGGTCATCAGCCACTGAATCGGCTGAGCCAGGTTAGCGTTGTCCCAGACACCCATGTATTGCATGCTGTCCATCACCATCCGACCGTCCGGCATGGTCTTGGCGTAGTGGGCAGGGTTGCACCGATGGGTCTCCGACGCGTACATCCTAGGACTACCCAGGATGATCAGGTTGTTCTTGGTGTCTGCGTAATCAAGGTCGGTACGCGAAACCACACCTTCCACACCGCGGTTGATGGTCCAACCAGTGATCGGTGTAGGAGCGACATAGTTGCTGTCGATCAGGTTTTGTTTCGGGATCGAGTAGACCTTCCAGCCAGCCGCTTCGAAGTCGATGTTGTCTTTATTGACGAGCAGATAAACTGTCCCGCCTTTCAAGAACCCGATCGGCTGTCCACGCAAGGCCGAGTCACCGGAGACGTAGCAGTTCATGATGCCACTGCTGGCGGGGATCACGATGCCGGTGTGTTTCGATTGGTCGTAGGTGTTGTTCGTCAGGGAAACGAAGTAACCCGTGATCACACCCGTGACTTTGTGTGCCAGGATACCAATGATCAGATCCTGACTACCCCACAGTACCGAACGCGCGTACGAGTCCGATGGGAAGTAAGCTGGGTTGTAACGGGCGTTGGTCATCACGATGTCAGACATCAACGACGTGTTGAGGGCGTTACGCAGGTACGAGTAATACACACCTGCCTTCACGCCATCGGTTCCGGTACGGAGCATCATGAGTGTGCCGTTGTCCTCAAGGAACATACCGACGTAACTCCACGGCGCCCAGGTCACACCCGATTCAAACGAACCGGTCACCGTAGGTGGCAGATACTCACGGTCACCGTAGAACGACAGAGGGCCGTTGCCTTTGATGTCCAGGTAGCTGTCGATCTTGGTGTTGAACTCGATAGAACTGTACGTACCGAGGTCACTAGGTAGAAGGTTGTGAGCGTTCTGACCCAGTGTCTCGATGTGGGCTCGAATGCGCTCCCGGAGTAGATCCGAGACACGGCCTGCCGTCATCCCATCAAGCTTGTCAGCATTGGGGGCGTGGTCAACGATAGTATCGCTACCCGCCGGACCCCCAGTCTTCTGAATGATCTCGGCATTGACTGCCTCCATCTCAACCAGAAGTTCATTCATCTTTTCCGTCAGGGACATTCTCGTCACTCCAAGGATCGCATGTTTAAATCAGTGCCAGTTCAGCCGCAGCTGTGCGGTAGTTGGTCGACAACGCCAACATGAAGTTGTCGAGGTCACCGAACTTCTGACGAACCTGATCCAGCAAGAGTTGCCGGGAACCTACGTCACCTTCACGGATAGCCGCAGCGATGTCATAGTTCGATTCGATCAGGTACTTCATACCGTACAGATCGTACGCGCTGTGCAAGTGCATAGCAGGAACGAACTGAGAAGGGATGCCCACCAGATCGCCCCAATGCACAGGGCGGTCGTCATTCATCAGGTCCTGGATCGCCTGCTTGATTGCGAAGGTAGAGTAGGAGAACTCACCCCCAACCATCTGAGCGGTGAACAGGATGGCGGTACCCACTGCTGGGTTGATGATCCGCACTGCAGCGTACACAGCCTGACCGGTCGCCATGGAGGCTTCGCGGTAGTAGTGGACCAGTACGTAGTCGGTGACGGGAATCAACTCACGACCAGTAGCTGCGTCCTTGATGATCACAGTCTTGCCGAAGAACGGACCGTAGTCAGCTGCGAAGATACGACCACGCAATGCGCCGATCGTGTGGGCTTCTTCAGAGACCTTGTTGGTGATGCTCGTACCCAGTGGATCGAACGGGTACTTAAAGATGGTGTCAGCCATGAGTACTTACTCGCAATAGAGTGAAACCGCGGCCGAAGCCGCGATAATCAGATTTGGACGATCGTGCCATCCACACGCAACAGGAACTTGTCCCCGTTACTGATACTCGTCACACGTCGTGGAGCACCCAGGAAGTCCTGAGCCTTCAAGCCGTCGATGAGCAGCCACTCAGGGTACTGGTATTCCCACACCTGATTCAGCTTAGCATCGATGATGCAGTTCGGCTGGGTGGTGAGGATACGACGCGCTTCCTTGGCATCGTCAGAGGTTGCGTAGATATAAGCCGTAGTGACTTCACCCACGAACTCGCTGGTGTACTTACGAATGATCGCAATGTCCCGTGCAGCATCACCGTTCTTCAAGAGCGGGTATTCCGGATAGAACGAAGCGATGTCCTTGATGATCCGATTCACCAACTGCTTCTTAGGCACCGCGACATAGTCGTCGATACCCAGTAACTTCAGCATGTGGGCGTGGTCGATGATTACCGCTACCGGAGGTTGGTAACGTGTCACCGTCAAGGACTTGTTGTAACTGAAGGGCTCTTCCACCGAGATGGTGAAAACGTCCTTGTCGTTAACCGGGAAGATGTTCGTGCCAGACAGGTACTTATAAACGCTGCCCGTTGCTTCATCGTGGACGAAGCTGCCGATCTTCTTACCGTTTCGCAAGATACTGCCAAACAGCGTCCCGTTGTCCTGAGGCGAGATATAAGGCAGGAAGTCAGAGATCGATTGTTTCGTGGAGTAAGTATCCCCCAAGATCCGACCGTCTACACTCGACTTCCACCAGAGGAACTCACCCAGCACGATGTTGAACACGTACCGATAAGTCTCAGGTGTCCCGTCCTTCAAGATCGCGAGGATCGAGATGACGTACTTGCCATCCTGCGTCAGGTTCACCGTCGGCGCCGTCTCCCGAGTATACTCAGGGTACTTGGTCACCACCACTTTGGATTCGGAGAACCCTGCGTGGATGTACTCGGAGTTGGCCATGCCATTATACAGCGCATGATCTCCGTACGTTGCACGAAGGAACCCCACGTTAACTGGAGTGCGGTCAAAGTTACCGGTGAAGTACGAACCGAAGTTACGTACAAGCTTCTGAGCCGTCCCGTAGAACCCGCGGGAGTTACCAGCAGCGTCTTGCGCCGGTGAGGTGACGCCGTGGTCAGTGATAACGATGAGGCCGTTGCCACGTTCACGGTAAGTGATCATGTCGGACACGCACTGATCCGTCATCCAGCCACCGACTGGGTGGTTGTAGTCGGACGACATGATGATAACCATGCAGTACTGATCGAGCTCAGCGAACCGGGCGTCGATGTAACCACCTACGTAGTTCACCCGGTCTTTGATCGTCAGCGCATAGCCGGCGGTCTTAGCCAGGTTGGTGAAGCTGGTGTAGAAGTCAGCAGCGCCGCCGTAGAGGACTCGGTAATCGCCCGTGTTGTTCGAGCTACCACCATCACCCAGCAAGAGGATGCGCTTGTTCCCGATGTCCGTCTTCTTCTTGTTCGCACAGAAGTTGATGGCATTATACAGGAACTTGAAACTCGCAGACAGCTGGGCAAACGTCGCACCCGCTGGTGGAGCGTACATGTTGTAGAACTTCGGGAAGCCCCCGTCGTAGACCACGTTACCTGCACCGTCCTGCGTTACCGCAATGAACGGGTTGGGTGGATTCAACGTGTCATAGGCGATGTACTTAGACATCGTCGGCTGAACACCGTTGACGGTGAAGCTGAATCGCTCCACCTGATCACTCAACTGCCAGGTCAGCGCTTGGACAGTACGGTAGAGGCCACCCGGTTTCGACATCTGGATACTAGGCGCAGCCATGAGTGTCCCCTTATGCGAACCGCGGAACGTCGATACGGATGTGGAACTCCAGATCTGCGGTGTAGTAGTTCACGACCCGCACGATACCGGCCGCGTTCACGCCGCTGGTTGCGATGTCGGTGGAGTTGATGTACATGTTGAAGGTCGGCGAGGTCTGATCCAGGTTCTTCACCCGGACGTCGATGGCAGCGCTCAACATGTCGTACGCCGGGTACTTGGCACCCAGGATGGTCTTCAGATCGATCTCGATGAACTGACCAGCCGTGATGATACGAGTAGCGGTGTACTTCGGCTTGGCGTCAATCAGCGCTTGCAGCAATTCCGCCAACAGTTGTTCGACGGTCATGTCACGGGCACGGATGGAAGCCGAGATGTCGTAGTTCGACTGGATCAGCTCGATCATGCCGGTCAAGTCACTCACGTCATGCGAGTGTTCGATCGGTGGGAAGACGTTTGGCTTACCCGACACTTCGTCGTAAGTCAGCGAGCGAGGGTCGACAGCACGGTTGCTGAGGATCTCCAGGATCTTCTGCTCACTCAGGGTCCATTCACCGCCGAGGGTTTGGTATTCAGCAAGCTGTACCTGACCCGACAGACCACGGTCCATGAATAAGATGGAGCTGTAGATACCACCGCGGATGCCTTCGAGTTCGAAGCTAGCGCTGTGGAACTTATGCCCCGGCATCCAATCGATACCACGCACCAGCGCACGACCGGTGGTGATGTGAACCAGTTTCATCGTGTCGCGGAAGTAAGGTCCGGCGAATGGCAAGATGAAGTGGTAGTCCAGAGGTTCGCTCGGGGGATTCAGGGTTTGGCGCTCGTTGAGCACCTTGTTGGTAACGGCTTGACCCGTGATATCCAACGGATACAAGTAATCGGTGACTGCCATTTAATCTCTCCGGTCCTAATGCGGGCATTGACCCGCAGCTGGGGTGTAACGCATATAATTTTTGAACGTCTGTACGGGAGTCGAACATGTTTACGTTTGTAAGAGCAATGGCGAGTCTTCGCGGCGCAAACCAACGGTTGGCCACTGCGGATATTCGGAACACTTTGGTGCGTGATCTCATGACCACGTACAGTCAGTGCATCCTCATCCTATCCCACCCAGCCATCGATCATGAGGTCAGTCTCGACGTCTCCAAGGTAGTGGATCGTTTCTACCAAGCCAGCCCAGACTTGACCGTTGCTGCCTGGTTGACTTCGCTAGGCGATGCTGACATTCCGTTCGACATCACTGTACCTACCGTCGTGAAGACCAGCGCATTGGCCGCTGAGGCTTACGCAGCAGGCTTTAAGGTTGAGCGTGTCCATCCCCATGCCGGTGACGGTAGCGAATACCCCGATGTGGAACTAACTGACCTGAGGATGACTCGGGTTAAGACAGACTACATGGACGTGTTCAACCACTGCCTGGCCAGCGTCAACGGACTCCTGCATTTAACTGACGCAGGGACTGACGGCTTCCGCATCATCGACGGTGGTAAGAGTGTTTACCTTTCAGGTCGCAATGAAGTCGGTCTGATCAGCTTTGCCAACCTCGGCAAGATCGAGATGTTCCCGATCACGGCTGACATGGTCACCGGACGTAAAGGTCTGCCATTAGCAGAAGGTGCTGTCATCACTGCACCGAAGGCTGACTTCAGCAACAAGTACGTGATGGTGGTTGTGGGTGGTTACCTGCACACGCAAGGCTACGGCTATAAAGTCGTGGGTGATAACTCCGTGATGATCGAATGGTGGAAGCTTCCTATCCACCGTCGGTACAACGACACCCGCAAGATGATCGACTGGTCTCCAGTGACCTCCTTGATGGATCGTAACGTCAACCACACTGGTGCGCTTGACATCGCCTTGATGAACAGTGACGAATGCATCAAAGCATACCTGACGATGAGTAACACGTTCATCATCACCGTCGAAACGCCCAACCTGTTCTTCGACAACATCCCAGTAGAACGCACTGGTCTGTCTGGTCGGTACTACGCCCACACCAAACCCATCAAGCCCCTGGTACTCGGTAACGGCTTCCTGCCTCCGTACACCATCCACGGACAGTACGGCATGTATTGCCTGGCTGTGGACCACAACAACGCCCCACGCTACCTGCACGACACCCGCAACGTCAATGAAGACGAAGCCTACGAAAACGACGCGACGATCCACGCCCCTAATAAGGAATACATCAGCGCGTACTTCATGGACATCTTCAACGAACGCTTGAAGTACTGAGCATAAGCAGGCTGGGGATGTCCCCAGCCTGTATGCCCTACATGGGAAGATCGAACCACGGGTTACCGTTTGCGTCGTGACCACAGTTTGCCAGACATCCCTGAATCACCACGGGGATACCTTCGATGGTCATCCAGCTAGTAGCCGTCACCATGGCAGGACCTTGGTGGACACCAGGACCGTGACCAGCCACTCCATCGCCCAGTAAGGACATGGGAAGGCCTTCTGCGGTCCAATGAGGCGCGCCTGGTCCGGTGATGACGCCACCGGCTATAGACTGCCCTACGAGAGAGATCAGAGGCATTAGCGACTACCTGTGAATTTCGGCGTTTTAAGGGTGGTGCCAGCGGCTGTGAGTGTCATCTTACTGCCCCCACCATCAATAGAGGCCAACACACCGCCTTTGGTCCGTAGGTTCTTGGCAGCGACGATGTCGATGTCGTTACCAGCATTCACCGTGATGTTCTTCCCCGCCTTGACGTCGATGTTACGCTTGATGTCAGCGAACATGTCCTGAGGGGCAAACATCTTGATGTCTTTCTGATCGATCTTGATGAATGTTCCTTTGGCATTCTGAAGGTGGATGAGGTTCACCTTGGACTTCACATTGACCAGGTTGCCAATGTCATCGGTGTACATGAACTCACCTTCCTCCGTGTCGACCCACAGCTCGTGCTGATACGGTTCACCGTTGGACTTACTCGTGCAAAAGGCCAGACGCTTCGTGTGTGTCGAGAACTCAATCCAGTACATGTGTTCTGGCGAGAGCTCTGTAATCGACTCATCGGTGGTGTTACTGATGCCGATGATGATGGTTTCGAGCTTATGAAGGTTGTCATCCAACCCCATGGTCTTCCAGTAGTACTTGTCGGCGTCTGCAGTGGCCCACAGCTCGACATGGACACCACGGCGTACGTCAGGGGCGCTTAACCGGTTAGACCCGCCAGGCAGCCACGTAGCCTTCACGATCTGATCGGTCAAGATCATGCCTTGGGTTTCATTCCCATCGACGTCTTTGGTCTTGTGGGTCATCTTTGCGCCGTTGGAGACCATCTCCCCATCGTGCATTGGAAGCCATTCGGTTGGCGTGACTTCGATCTCTTTAGAACGGATGTCTTTGTTGTTGGCCACGACGCCAACGCCCACCATCTTAAATACTGAAGCCTTGGCCATGGTTACCTCGTAAAGTTTCACACACTGCGAATATGGTACAGAAGAAAGACCCGGAGCTTAGAAATCATGTTTTACGATTACGTTCGCTTACACAAATGTAACCGGACTACGAAACCCACAATCGTTATTCGCCCTGGCAAGCGCATTCAAATGGTGCTTGGGACGAACGGTTCCGGAAAGAGTAGTATCGTCTCGATTGGCTTCTCCCCACTGCCAGCTGATCTTAAAGCTGACTTCTTTCCAGGTGGAGGACGCGAGGTACACATTCACGATCGCGGACGTAAGTTCCGCATCGAAGAACGCTACGATCAGAAGATGTACTACTCCTTCATCGTAGACGGGGAAGAAAAGAACGACGGTCATACGATCACCGTTCAGCTGGAACTCTGCAAGGAGTATTTCAACTACACTCGTGAGATTCACGACTTCATTACTGGCAAGACTCAGTTCACCAAACTCAGCTCACAGCAGCGTCGTGATTGGGTGGCACGGATGTCTGAGTCCGACTTCAGTTACGCATTCCGTCAATTCGAACGGTTCCGTAAAGGATACTCGGCAGCCAGTTCTGTGGTTACGTTCTTGCGTGGACGGTTGAATGAAGAGCGTAAGCGTTTGCTCGAACCGGATGATGCCATCGAGATGCGTGCTCGAGCGGCTATCCTGAAAGCTGAGATCCGTTCGCTGATGTCGATCCCTCGTAGTGAGGGTGGTTACTTCAGCATGGCTGATCTACAGGACGAGTACAACGCGATGTTCAACTCGTTCGACGTGTTTAGTCGGATGGAATACCCACGACTCCTGCAAGGCGGTAAGACCTACGACGATCTGGTCGATGACCTGAGTAATCGTTCGTCTGCATTAAAGGCTGTGCAGGAAGAGCGTGGCAGGAACCTCGAGGATCTGAATCAACGTCTTGGGCGTATCAAGAAGTTGATGTCGGTTGATCCGGATGCATTGACTGATGAACACAAGCACCTGACCGGGCAACTGGAAAGCTTGCCGATGTTCACCATCGACATCAATACGTCATTGATCGTGCGGTGCGACAACGTGATTCAAGAATTACGTTTTGCCTGTGCTGAGTTGCCAGCTACTCGGGTGACTCACGATGTGTTGATGAGCATCTCTGACCGCCTACAGTCGCGTCAGATCGCTTTCAGCAAAGCCGACAACCTGTTGAACACCATCGGTGAACGACTGCACCAGATCGAGCGCTGCGATGCCGTGACCTGTCCTTCGTGCCAGCATGGTTTCAAGCCTGGGATCAATCCCTCTGAAGTAGACGAGTTGCGTGATCGTCAAACCAAGGGTGAAGACTTCGTCAAAGTCGTTACTGGGGAAGTCCGGACACTCTCGGATGAACTGGCCGATGCTGACGGTAACTTCAAAGCGTTCTCTCAACTCGATGCGATCCGTCGTAAACACATCCAACAACATCCAGGTCTGTTTGCCTACTTGGATAGCGTGGGTGGGTTTGACTTGGGTCGTGGCCTGTACGAGAAGCTGGCGATGTACGAGCGTGCGGTTACCCTGCATGAGAAGTCTTCGGCATTGACCAAGCGGATCGATGAGATCAAGAGCGCGTTGGAGAGCTACGAGCGGGAAGGTGCCGGCTTTACCGAACTGACAGAACAGCGCGATGTGTTGTTCAAGAGCTACCGTCAGACGTTTGAAGACCGGACCACAGTCAACCTTGAGTTGGACTCGGTCAAACAGGATAAGGCTTACGATCAACGCTTCCATCAACTCTACGGCAGTGTCGAAGAAGAGATCGAGGGGTGGAAGACTAAGCTGATTAGCTACCTGGACCGTGAAGCAGAGATCATGGCGGATGAGGAGATCGCGAAACTCCAAACCACCTTGGCAATCAATGAAACGGCGTTAGCTGAAGACGACTTGGTGATGACGATCGTCAAGGACCTCGAACAGCAGTTGGAGAAGAAGCTCATCGAGCAGGCAGCCTACAAGCACCTGACCGACGCGATGTCTCCAAAGACCGGACTGATTGCAGAACAGATCACAGCACAGATTGGCGCTATCGTCGGTGGTGTGAACCAGATGATCAAACGCGTGTGGCAGCACCCGTTGTTTATTCAGATGCCTGAGCGTGAAGGGGGTGACCTCGATTACAAGTTCCCGATCATTGATGAGAACCGTCTGCGTAAAGATATTGCCGATGGTTCAGACTCTATGCTTGAGATCGTGAACCGTGCGTTTGTGTTGACTCTCTACTACTGCCTCAACATGACAGGCTACCCCCTGTTCCTCGATGAGCCTGGTCGTACGTTTGATGAGACACATGCCCACAACCTGATCCCTCTGATCAAAGACTTGGTGGACAGTGATCGGTTCAGTCAGATCCTGATCATCAGTCACGACTCCAACACTCAGCGGGCATTCCCAGACTCCGAGGTTATCATCATTGATGATAGAAACATCAATTACCCTCACCCCTACAACGAACATGTGGAATTTGAATATGCGGAAGCTGACAATTAATGGCAAGCCCATCGCGGTATGGATGGAAACACAAGCCGACGTTGTACGTGCGCTATCGGTTTACGGTGAGCACTGCAATCGCGACTATGTGAAAGCCGATAACGTGGAGGCGGTGAAGACCGCCATCGCATGTGGGCTGGTGCCTATCTTTCATTGTCCGATCGAAGACGTTGAGAACGAGCTGTTCCCTTACCAACAGCCGGTTCTCTTCTGTATCGAACAGTTCCAAGCTCGAGCACAAGGTAGTGAGAATCCACTGAAGCAGAAGTTGTATCGCTGGCGGATGGTCTACACCGGTCTGGTGGCATTCGGCGAATCTCCTAACCTGGCCAGTGGCGAGCGTTCGGTTTGGGGTATCCCTCACCACCACTCGGCTAACTTCGAAGGGTTCGGGTATTCCTGATGATCATTCTCCGCAAGCTGTCTGGCTGTAAGTGCATGATGACGTATTGCACCTGCACCGAGAACTTCTAAGTAGCAGCATAGAGGCAGGGCACTACGCCCTGCCTCTATGCCCTTTACGTTACGGCTTGGGTGTCAGGTCTTCGATCTGTTGTTTCAGAGCGAGGATCTCACGGTCCCTGTCCGCGATGGTTTGCACTTGTTCGACGATGGTCACTTCTTGCTGATCGACGATGGTGGTCAGGTCACCAATGTAAGCGTTGGCCTTATCCAGTTGCTCTTGCAGCACGAGCTTGTCAGCAAAGTCAGTGGACTTGTTCAGGAGTGCAGCATCCCGTACAGCTTTCGCTTCGAGGTAAGCTGCTTCCGTAACGGAGTCAGTCGTTGGAGCAGTGGAGATGGTCACGTTCGCTTGCACGCCCGTGTATTCCGATACTGCAATGGCTACCGTTTGTTGCATCCGAGCCAAGTCGTAGGTATCCGGAAGAATCCCACAACTGACAGTGCAGACGATCCACGAGTGTGGAACGATCGACATGTTCGGATATTCCAGAATGTACGTATCTGGAATGTGGAGCGGTGGACGGACAAACGACAACAGGGTGATAACTTGCGCACCCTCGATGATGTCCGAGTTGTAATCAGCTTGACCCATCCCGACCGGTGTATACACCTGAGTCAAAGGATCGATCTTGGCAGCGATCAGTTCCTCGTAGGTCCGAACAGCACCTACCCAGTAAACAGCCGAAGCCGATACCACGTAGGGGGAACGAACCTTGAAGAGGCCTTTCGCTCCAATAGGTGGAGTGACTCTGGCCATGGTTTACCCCGGAACGATCTCATCGAAGCTGGCTTTGACCACGATCAGATACAGGAACTTCTGATAGGTCTTGGAGATGTACATCACGCCATCACGCACAGTCCGGTTGAATCCGGTAGGTGGCGCTGTGGTAGCCGTCATCTCTTCTGCGTACTGGAGCATCTCCATGACGAGCATGTAAGCGCCCTTGGTCAATTCACTCATCCGCATGAAGTCGGTGTGAGTGGTCGGAACGTTGATCCAGTCCGGATGTTGCAGGACCAGTTGGTTCTTGCCATCCCGATTCTCAGGACCGCCGACTACCACGCAACGAACGCTCTTGAACTGAGTCGGGCAGTCGTTCGCTACAGCAGCGATGTGTGCAGCAGTGTACTTGACACCTTTGCAAACCAACTTGGCCTTCTCGATCGCAGCCAGCATGTTGCCAGCACCACGATAGACGCCGGATTCACGAGGACGCTCCGGTACTGCCCACTCATCCCAGATAGGGACGAAGATCAGTTCGGTGGACGTGAAGATGTCCGGGAAGATCACAGCCCACTCTTCACGAGTGTGGGTACTGTTAGCCAGGATCCATTTCACCAACGACTCTTTGACAGCGTCGAGGTTGTTACCCGCCTCACCCCACAGCAGCGACATCCAATCCACGCTGATGCGCTTGTCACGGTCGATAGGGTCAATCCAATCAAACGGGTCGACACGCAGACGGGTTTCAGGATCCTTGCCGCGCAGCGTATCCACCTGGTCGATCGAATCGCTGAGCGTACGTGCAGCAAGCAGAGGCTTGAGGTTCACGTAGTCCAGGAAGAAGTCATCCAGGTTAGCCAGAGGCTTGACGTGGTTGAACAGGTATTCGTCGAACTGGTTGAAGAAGGCTGCTTCAGCGAACCAAATCTTCCAGCGAGTGGTCAACTCATCCTTCGGCGCAAACACCAGGTAGGACGGTGCCCACTTGTTGTTATCGAACTGAACCATTTGACCGGTTTCTTTCAGATCGAAGGTTGCCGCTTGATCAGTGATCCAGGCGCTCTTCACAGACAGGACGTCGGAGGTCAATGTACCCAGGCGTGCTTTACCGTACACCCAGTCAATGACAGCCAACATCTTCAGTGCGTCGGTATCAGGGATCTGATTCTTGACGTCGTCGATGTAATAGGAGAAACCACGCAGCATGTAACCTGGGTTAGCGCCGCTGGTGTTCTTGGTTTGATCACGCGTAAACGTGTGGGAGAGTGCTGACAGCTCACCCACCGGTGCGTCTTGGTGATCTCTGTTGTCGGCCAAACTGCCGATGTGGGCGAACCCTTTAAAACTCTTCACGAATCACCTCTAAGCGCTACGGCGAAAGGTATGAACCAGGAACGTGTTTGAAACACGTACATTTGCTAAGAAGACATAGTATTTTTTAGACGCCCAATAGGAGTCAAGATGTGTCCCTTCTCTACACGATACTGCTTGTTCTGAAATCCCTCTTTCCTTTCTTGAGGGAGATCGTGTTAAAGGATAAAGGCGTTAAAGAGTTGCTGCTGTCAAACAAGGCGGCGACAGGACTGGCAGCCTGTTTGTTGATGATGTTTTTTCTGTTCTACTATGTCAAGGTCGTGGCTGACCTCACTCACGCCAGAAACATCAAACTGACTGAAGACGCAGCAGTACTGGAGAAGACAAATGCTGATCAGCTTCTGTTGATCAGCACATTAGAAAGCCGTCTCAAAGGGCGGCCTGCAACATCTGCCCCTTCCACGCCTAATCCTCCACCACCCGATCATCCCACCGCCATGCCACCTCCGAAGCAGAAGGGCAAGCAGTCTCTTAAAGACTATGCAATCGGAAAGCTACAGGCGATAGATTAAGGTCAATCCAATGAAACACGCCAAACAACTTCTGTTAGTCACGACCTTCTTATTGGGATCGTGCGTACCCATCACCCCACGTCCAACCCCTCCTTCGATCACGATTTACAACACGTTCGAGGCGGCACCGGCTGAGAAAGGGAAGGTCATCAAGTCCCGTAAGGTTGTTACCTGCAAACGGACTGATACCTACATCATCCCAGACAAGCCCACATTGGATGACCTGGCCGATGGCGATGATCAGGGCGTTGTGGACAGACTCAACGCACACATCGACTTCCTTCGCGCAGAGCTGAAGACCCAATCCACCATTAGCCGGTGTGGAAAGTAACATTTTACAGGGGCTTCTCATTGTGTAGGAATTATACTGCTAACCCACTGGATTAAAATGCATGACTACTGAAACAATGGCGATCAGTGCCATCGTCTATTGCGATGCTGGCTACCTGATGCATTCCAAGCACGCTGGTTGGGGTGTCCATGCGTACACCTTCCTCCCTGAGGAGCCCAAACGCGGCACAGGTAATCCAAAGGTTGTTCCGACTGAACTCGGTTATCAGTTCACCGACAAGGCTGGCAGTAAAGTCACCGTTGTCAACTATCACGACCTCATCGGCGGCAACACCCTGATGGGCAGTAACAACGAAGCTGAGCTCTGGGCGCTTTACGAAGCACTCAAGTGGATGGAAGAACATCCTGAGCTCAAGCACGTCAAGATCTTCTCGGACTCTCGCTTCGTCGTGCAAGGCACAACGCAGTGGGTCGATAAGTGGGCTAAGCGCGGCTGGGTTGGTTCCACGGGCGAACCGATCAAGTACCGTCCTACTTGGGAAAAGGTGAAGAACCTTTACGAGAAGCTGGTGGCCCATTGCGATACTCTGACCCTGGAATGGATCAAAGGTCACAATGGTCACCCAGGTAACGATCGTGCGGACACGTTGGCCACTCGTGGTCTGGCTCTGTCTCAGAAGAAGATCGGCGACATTCGCGAGGAACGTGAAGCTGCGGGCTACTGGAATCAGAAGTCTGAAGTACCACGCATCCTGCAAGCGCCTCGCTGGTACTTCTCCACCACGGAAGAAGATTTCGTGGAAGAAGATACGGGCCATCACGTTTACTACGTGGGAACGCACGGCACCAAGGATAAGGAAGACGACCTGCCGGGCAAGCGGTATGCGGACAACTTCCTCGGTGTATGCTTGGTGACTGAGCCGGACCCGATCATGGAAGCGTTGCGTAAAAGCGCGATCAAGCGTGATTCGGTTAAGCGTGGACGTCTGATGATTGGCCACCTTGATTCGATCTTCTCTGCACGGATCTACAACGAAGTTAGGACCTACGGGACCACCTTCTTGTTAGAGGGGCAGGAACGGCTCGACACTGTCAACAGCGACAAGACGCCGGTTTTGGTTGAGCAGACACCTGTCGGTCTCGGTTTCCGGAAAGCCAGTGTGTGGCAATCACTCCGTAAGACATTGAAAAATATACGGAATGGTGACGAATACTTTGTACTCACGGACATCACAGACTTAATCTATGAGGACAAAGACACTAAGGGCAACCGCAAGCTGAAACCCCTCGTGACGCAAATCACGAAGTACATCGATGTGAAGCCCGTTTTCAACCTCGAGAAAGTGAATGCTGAACCGAAACCGTACGAAGCCAAGGTTCGATTGATCCTCGGTAGCGACATTATCTCCCGAAACCAACTGGCGGCACTCGGCCCTGACGTGAAAAGCGTAAAGGTCGTGACGTGGCGTGAGTCGGACAAGGTTGGGCGGTACGCTACCATGCTGGAGTTGGAGAACGGAGACGTGGGTCTGTGGGCGCGCTTCGAATCCAATATCCACTATGCGATTGATCGGGCTAAACTGTAACCCGACACCCCGTAGGTATTCCCATATGTCCGGCACTATTATTGCGTCAAAGCAAGAATCCCTGCCATCTTGCCCCCACGCGAGAAATACAGTCTGCGACAAGAACACAGTCCACTGCCGTATCCGTAGGCTGATTGTTGTTGGATCGCTGTACTTCAAACTGAAGGGCGTTAAGAATCCGTCTGATGTCGAGATGGACTGTCTCAACAGTAAACTACAACTGGCTTGCACGAGCAGTGCTTTACTTCTGCCCGCGGCTGTTTCAGCGTGGATATGGAAGAAGTCGCAAGCCGCTGTTGTGGTCGAGAGCTTCCAGAAAGGCGAAATGGATCTGAGTACGCTCTCTCAAGAGCTGACTTCGATGCTTCCTCGCTGGTTCCAATATGGTGATGGCTCTACCTTCACGATGGATGTACGAGCCGTGCTTGACTGTTTGCGGACAGCATAAAAGGAATAAGACCACCTGGGCTAAACACCCAGGTGGTTTGTGCCGCTTACGCGTCGACTACTTCACCAACGTTCTGTGCCAGGCAATGGGTCAGTTCCATTACGCCAGACAGTACGACAGCCGCTGCAGACACCGAAGTGGCCAAGCCGTAGACCATGGTGGACAACGCGCTGGCTGCTGCGCCAGAGGTACCGCCATCGCCTGCTGCGTCGATTTCCTTCTGTACGTGGACGATCAGCTCGGCCAGACGAGAGGTCTTGCGATCGATACCAGCCCAATCCACACGGGAGCAGCGCTGGTTCAACAGGTTGGCATCACGGTAGATGGTACCGATCTCGCCGCCGTTGTTGATCACGTCGGACAGACGAGCCTGACTCTTGCCGTGGTTGCCGCAGAAAGCACGCAAGGCATTGAAGTCAGATGCAGGCATCGGTTTGATCAAGGATTCCAGGTTACGCAGAGCGCTCTGGGCCTTCATGCGGTCCGGTTCACTGGCCACAGTGGCGAGTTGTTGACTGGCTGCGCCGATGGTCTTCTCAAGCGCTTCGACGTACGTCAAGGCAGAAGACAGCGCCTGGATATAGTCTATGTACTTACCTTGAAATCCGAGTGGAATCGAGATGACTTTTTGCCCGATGCTACGATAGCCTTCGGCATTAGCCAACTCTGTGAGTTTCCCTGGAATTACTGTGGCTGGCTTGAAGTTACCAACTTTGGAGCTGTTGAAGAATGTCGCTGCACGACCGATGAACGCACCGAACTGCGAACGGATGTCGTCGACGAAGGCCATCACTTTACTTTCTTGTGAAAAGTTACTGGCTGTCGCCATGAGATAGTCCACATTACTGTGCATCTCACTGCTAACGAGTTCTTTAAGGAAGGCGTTTTCTTTGGACACGTTTTCGTCCCCTCGGTTGATTGGGTAGGGTGTATAAGTTCTGCACGGTCCGCTTGTCGTGCTACATATCAAACCGGAGCTATTTATGTTTAAAGCCGCATGGAAGAAACCTGCCGCGCCGTTCTACCCCATGCCGAACACGGGGACCATCCTCGACGTGTCTGCTGGGAACTGGGTAATTGGTCATAAAGGCCAGATGATCCTCAACGGTGGGTTGGCTCCATTCTCCTGCATCGCTGCTTTGCCGAACATGTTCAAGTCCACTGTCGCTGCCGGTTTCGGCGGCGCTATGTTGCGAGCTTTCCCGTCTTCGGTCATGCATGTCCACGACACTGAGACGACCATCGTCCAGGAACGTGTAGAGCGTATCACGCGTCTGTCCATGGGCCTGCCCCTACCCGGCTTCCCAGTACCAGAATCGCTGATCGCTAAAGATCGGATGTTCTTCACTTCCTCCGTGGACTACAACGGCACCGAGCTGTTCAACGTCCTCAAGGAATACGCCAAGAAGCGTTTGAAGGAAGAACCGCGTGTACAGCTGGAACTGGTCGATACCGGTAACGGCAAACCGTATGAGTACTTCGTCCCGCTGCTTGAGTTCTGGGATTCCCTCTCTGGCCTCAAGGCTGAATCGGCCGTTGAAATGCTGGACACCGGCAGCGTCGGTACGTCCGAACTGAACATGTTGGCCATGCGTGTCAACAGCGGTAAATCGCAGATCGTCGAGCAAGCGCCAGACCTCACGGCGAAGCACGGTATATATCTATTGACCACGGCGCATGTTGGTCAGCAGTACCAGCTGGATCCGCGCAAGCCGAACATCAAGACGCTCAACCACCTCAAAGGCGACGTGAAACTCAAACGCGTGCCTGAGAACCTGAGCTTCCAGACCGGCAACTGTTATGCAATCACGCACTACAGCCAGATGCAAGAAAAGGGTGTGGCCGAGTTCCCGTATGAACCGGGCGATGAAACCAAACAGGCTGACCTGATCGAACTGAAACTCACCAACATGCGTGGGAAGTACGGTCCGTCGGGTATTCCATTGCCTATCATCGTCAGTCAGAAGGAAGGCTGGTTGCCGTACATGTCCAACTTCATTTATCTGCTACGCGAAGCTGGCCGTTATGGACTGGTGGGCAACCTTCAGAGCTACGCCTTGGCGCTCGTTCCTGATATGTCCATCCGCCGTACCAACGTACGTAAAAAGCTGCGCGAATCTTTTGCCGCACAGCGCGCCGCGCAAATCCTTATGGAGATGCACTGGACCTTCACGTACCGCACGGATATTGATGACGCCTACCACTGCGAACCTGAAGCACTCTACACTGAAATCAAAGCCCTGGGCTACGATTGGGACTTGCTCTTGAACACCCGCTTCTGGCACACGACCATTGAAGAAGGTGAAAAGGTTCCGTTCCTCTCTACCCTGGACCTCCTCCGTATGCGGATCGGTCGCTACCATCCGTACTGGTATCCAAAATCACGTAAAGAAATGGGCCTGCCTGAAATCGTCGCTTCTTGATCGACGTAGGTGGGTCCTTCACCAAGGAATTGCTGTCATGACCCACCTGTCCCAAGAAGTTGAAGATCTGCTCTCTGAGCAGAAGCAGGTACTCGGTGATGTTTTCCGGGACACCTTCCGCAACACCCATGGGGACGAGATGGTCTCCCTCAACAAGTACTTCCGTATCGAACTGAGCAAGGCCCCAGTGCCAACCCTCGATGAGCGGGAATGCTTGATCGATGACCTGCAACCGAAGCAGTGGTTGAGGTACTTCGCGGATCACGTTCTGCCGACGCTGGTTCGCTTCAACCTCCCTTCGGCGTAAGCGGTTGCAACTCGACGTATCGTGGCTGGCTCTGTCAGCCACGTATATGCTGTAAGCGCAACCAAAGGGTGATCCCGTGAATGCTAAACGTGAGAAAGTAACCAAGTTCATCTTGGATAACATCGCCAAGATTATCCCTGGCGATCGCACCAACCCTGACTTGCTGGCGGCTAAGTTCGCAGCCATGTCGGATAAGGAGTTCGAGGCGTACATCAAACGCCTGGCTCCAGCCTCTACCCCGGAAGAGATCAAGAACCGGGACATGCTCCCGTTTTATGTTCCTAACCTCGGCAAGCATCGTATCTCCATCGCCCGTAACTTCAAGATCGTGCGTGAACTCGGTAAGAGCCTCACCCACCGCTTGGTGATGACGGACGGTGCAACTGGCCTGCAATACGTGACGCCTCACCCTTACCCTGTCCTGGACTTGCCGGTTCGTCGTCAAGCACAGACCGTGGTCAAGAAGCGTTCGATCCCTGAACACAACCAGCGTATCGATGACCTCACCAACCAACCTACGAGCCAATCGAAAGGCAGCCGTGTATCGGCCCCTGAACTCAGCTCGTTGTCTTCCCGTGGTTTGGACAACACCATCATGGAGAAGATCAAGGTACGGGGTGGTGATGAAGCGGCTTATCGTGAGATGCGTCGTCAATTGGTCGAGAACGGTGAGTGTACTCTGGAACAGGTATCTGGTCTGGGTAACGCTAAATCGATCGACACCATGGCCGTGTTCTTCAACTGCATGCACCTGGGCAACAACATGAAGCCTGGGACACCAGTACCTAACGACGCCTTCGCACCTGGCACCGTGGGCGCTGACCGACCTTAAAGGACGTCTATGCAACAGCCAATCCAAAAGCCTAACGACATCGTCGTGGCTGACTCGATCATCGCCCGTGCCACTGAACCCTTTGGCAATGAGGCGTACATCCGTGCCTCCAAACTGATCTCCCTGTCCCGCAGTATCGTTTGGCGTAACTCGATCACGAGTGAAACCGGCGCTGCACGGGTGTGGAAGAAACTGGAAGCGGACATGTTCCAGATGGAGTGGATCATCGAGATGGTGAACGAGTACGTTTACCTGATCGGTCTGACTTACCTCCAGAACGATGTCGCCAAGCGTCAAGCTGAAGCCATGTCGTGGCTGAAGAACGCTCAGGGCATCCCAACTGAGAACAAGCAGATGAGCAACACTTGCGAGGAGATCAGTCAAGGCCTTGCGAAGAACCCTCTGCTGATGTTCCTTTACTCCCTCTCCTTGGGTCAGTACAACAAGCGCCTGGCCGAGCTTGGCATTGAGCGTCTGCTGACTGGCGCTAAGCCACCAAAGGCGCCTAAGTAAATGGCCAACCAACGCGCATTGATCGACATTGAAATGCTGCTTGACGTTCGTCACAGCACCGTGCTTCGAATGATGGGTGAGGAAGACATTGATGGCGTCCCTGTTGAAGGGATTGCTGAAATCTTAGCGGGAACAGAGTACTACCGTTATCGGCAGCATGACAACTTCGAGAAAGCGACTGACGGGTTTGTAACGTGGGAAGCGTATCAGAAGGCGTTCGCTGAGCGGAACGGCGATACTATTTTCTGGGCGAGGATGACGGACTTTGTCTACCAGATTCGAATGGACATCAAGAAGGAGCTGCCGGCACTGGAGCGGGGTGTAGAGTTCGATGCTTTGGACATCTACGTCAACTTCTACCCCTACGACGATCTGTCGCAGGCTGAGCGGGACATCATCGTCAAATGCATGCAGCATTACATGCCGCTACCGACGCGTGTCTTTGGGGCGTACGTGCCCTGGAAGGATCTAACGGTCAAACGTTTCGAGAATCAGTTCGAGATGATTGCGCTGTATGATGTCGAAGACTGGCTCAAGCATCACCAGACGGAGTTGTTGCAGAACAAGATTCCCGAGAACGTGATCATGACTTCGCGGATTTCTCCGCTGGGTAAAGATCCCGCTCCCGAGAAAGGTGTCACCGACCCATTCGCGTGCCGCTCCGGCGTGTTGCAGGAATGGGTATCGTTGATCCACGTTCCAACTGAATGGGTGTGCTACAACCGCGCTATGTTTCAGGCGATACGTAGTCATCAATATTCAGAGCGTACTCCCCCTGGTGATCCTCTCCAGGAACCAGCTCCACCTGAGGTAGAATCAGTCCTTCCGTCGGGTCACGGCGGCGAGTAACTGTACCGCCTTGAGAGAACGGTTCTGCGCCAAGCATTCCTCGGAACTTGGCGTAGGCCTCAATCGCCATGCGGCCGTCTTGACGACTGTCTTCCTGGATGTTGAGTTCCCGTTGCGTCAAGGCGGAACGGTCCATGTCACGCAGGAGGCTGGCGAGTTCTTTGTTGTCGCCTCGAATGTTGCCACCATGGTCGGTTAGATCGCCGACCATTTGGTAGCGTAGCCGTTGTGTAAACTTTACAACTTCACCGGGGTCCACGTCACCTGGTTGGGCGACGAACACTTCCCCTTCTAATGCTCCAGACATGGCTGTCTCCTATGCGCGATTTTATTTACCGACTATTCGGGGTGGATGAGTTCTTCCTTCCCGAACGATTACCTGATGACGATTGGGAACGTATGTTCCTCTTGGCGGAAGTCGCCACGTCTATAAAATTACCGGAACTCGGTGCAAAGCACTTTGACGTCACGATGATGACGTACACAGACACCGTAAATGACCTGTTCTTCAGGTTAGATACGTTGTACTCCTGCATGCATTCTGAAACAGACACTCCGACCGCCTGGAGAGCCCGTAGACGAAGCATGAGCGAAGTAACCATTGTGGACTACTATTACGATGTCCGTAGCGGTTACAGGTCACCACAGGAGGTTCTAGCGTTACTGCTACAAAAGCTGTCAGTCATACATTACGAATATGTAGACAAGTACACCGATCCACTGCATTCATACTCTATCTACATGAGAAAGAACTTCTCTGGGGTGGTGAGTGACGTGCTCTCTGTGCTCGAAACTTCGATAATGATCCGCAACACCTAAAACATCCTCTGTCCCTCCATCGAAAGTAAGTGGGACCTGCAACAGGATAAGACGATGAGTGCCAAAACGTTCCGCAGTATCGTGAACAACCCCGAGACAGGGAAAGAAGATGTAGAGAACCTACTCGCCTTACTCTTCCGGGATATTCTCATGGCCCACTCTCCTAGCGTCGATAGCCTCGACCGCAAGATGGAGCGCTACTACCAGAAGGTTTATGGTGGTGACAGGCGATTGGTGGCTCAAGAGAAGAACAACCTGTCCAGAGCGTTAACGAGACCTTCCATCTCGTGGGAACGGTTTGAAACCCTGATCCAACTGTTGGGGTGTGATACCTACACCGTCCGGGTTGACCTCGTCTATGGCGAGAAGACCTACACCAGTGAGATCTCTGTCCGCAATCGTTATTCAGATCGCAGACTGAAACACGTTACTGAGTCAACGCGCAAACGCCGTCGTCCAGCGGCGCAGCAACCGAAACCTGAAGAACCAGAGGAGTCCACCGATGAGTAAGCCAGATGTCATTCACAACCCTCTGGACGATGGGATGTCGCACATAAATGTTTATTCTAAGGGCCGTACTCGCCTTGGTAGACTGTTGACCAACCTATCGGACATTCCGGTTAACCATCCGACCTACGGGACCTTCCGTACGGCTGAAGGTCTTTGGTACTACCTGAAGACTGGTTGTAAGCATGAATCACTCAGAGCGCTGTCGGGCTTTGATGCAAAGAAGTTGGGGAACACATTGGAAGTGGTGTGGAACCAGGACTTCAAGGAACAGTTCTTGCTGGGCGTTCGCGCCAAGGTGATGGAGAACGATGAGATCAAAGAGCTGTTGCGTGGTTCTTCGATGCCCTTCGCTCATTACTACTATTACGGATCTCCGTACGCTGACAATCCGCCAAAGATCGTCTACCCGCGTGATAGCGATTGGCAGATGGAGTTCTTTGATGAACTCCGTAAAGAGCTGCAAGTAGAAGCGTAAACAGAGCCGGGGAGAGATCCCCGGCTTTATGCCCTTTCTTTTTTTGCTGATGTTGTGTAGACAATGAGAGGTTTATCATGGCAACTGGTCGCTTATCTAACTCGATGTTCCAAGGGCGTCCCTCTGACAAGCTCTTGGTGAAAGACACGTATGAGATCTCTACCGGTGAGACTCGTAACAGCGTATTCGAAACCGCCAAGGGAATCTACAGCGATGCCATTGGTGGGTTGAAAGGCAACACGAGCTCTCCTCGCGATTTGGCTGAACTGGTTATCGGGGCCAAGCAAGGCTCGTTGACCAAGATGGAGATGGTGGACAAAGCTCTGTCCGCTATGGGTAGCTCTCTCCCCTCCCTGTTGGGTCAAGTGGGTGGTACGCTCCAGAACGTCCTAGGTGACACGCTCAAGGACGCAGGCTTCGGTAATGTGGCCGACTTGGGGAAACTCCTCTACGGTGCTGCTCCGCTCTTTGTAAAGGGTGGTGACGTCGATGACGTCGATGGTTTGATCCGAATGGTGGGGGAACTCACCGGTAAGGGCGAACTGATGGAGTTCTTCAACTTGGGAGCCGAGGCTGGCATCCTGAGTGGTATCGCCAAACAGCTCGTCAAGTACGGCATTGGTGACCTGGTCGATGACCTGGCTGAGATGGCTCACGATGAGTCCGTCAAGAACGCTATCTTTGCTGCCATCATTGAAAACGCCATCAACACCTCTGACCTCAAGAGTGTGAACAAGGCGTTGGACAAGTTGGGGGCTGATGGTCTATTGGCTGAACGTCCGTTGGCCATTGCTGAGATCTTGGCCGGCTATCGTTTCCCAGAAGACTTCGACATGCGTAACGCGGTCGCTGAACGGAACTACCTGATCAGCACCTTGGTACGCATCTCTCCTTACTGGACCACCAAGTTGCGTAACGGTGTTGAGATCCGTGACTACAAGAACTGGGTAGCCTTGGGTAGCGATGCCAAGACGCTCATGATCTTGGTGGATGATGCACACCGGGTCACAGCGATCAGTTGTGGTGGGATTCGTCAGAACACAGTCGGCAGTGTGCAGGCTGAGTTGTACCCAGCAGGATACGTG